CAGGACAAAACGAATGATACCAAGAATGCCAAGATGGCAATCTTATGTTGCCACAACTACAGACCCTATATTTACACCACAACAATGTCAGATGATTGTAAATGCTGGACATGCGGAAGCACCTGAGAAAGCTAAAGTTGGTGGTGGAGAGAAAGGTGCATATGATACGAAGAAGCGAGTGACAACAATATCATGGATACCTTTTAATAAATTACCTCAGATGTATAAACAAATAGAGAATCAACTTTCTATTGTAAATTTAAATCATTTTGGTTTTGATGGTGTAACACTTACAGAGCCAGCACAATTTACAGAATATCCTAAAGGTGGTTTTTATGATTGGCATATGGATTTAAATGCATTTGGTCAAGATGGTCAGAATCCCATTAGAAAAATATCTATGACATTATTATTGTCTGACCCTAAAGATTTTACTGGAGGTGATTTATTATTTTCAGAGATGGGAGATAATAAACCTTTACCTCTTAAACAAGGACAAGCTATATTCTTTGCATCTTTTCTAAGACACAAAGTTGCACCAGTTAAAAAAGGTACAAGAAGATCATTAGTGCTTTGGGCAGGTGGTACACCATTTAGATAAAATATGAAAACTACTGATAGAGTTCCTTACACTTATTTAATAAAACATAAATTAACAGGTAAAGTTTATTATGGAAGTAGATATGCAAGAGGATGTCATCCAAATGACCTTTGGAAAAAGTATTTTACTTCTTCAAAAGATATACAATTTTACATAAAAAAGTATGGAAGATCTTCTTTTGAATACGAAGTTAGAAAGACTTTTACAAACATTTTTAAATGTCAAGAATGGGAATATAAAGTTTTAAAAAGATTAAATGCAGTAAATAGAGATAATTTTATAAATAAGTCAAATGGTGATGGTTTGATAAGAACTAAAAATTGGTTAAGTAAAAAAGCATACGAAAGGTTTTTAAAATTAACATCATTAGGACACAAAGGAATACCTGAAACAAAAGAAACTAAAAAAAACATAAGTGAAGGTGTTAAAAAAAATTGGGTAGTTAGAAAATCAAAAAATACATATAACGAATATTGTAAAAAAATTGGATTAATTAATAGTAAATATCGTTGGTATACAGATGGAAAAAATAATGTGCGATTAAAAATTGGCAAAAAACCACCAAAAAGTTATACAAGAGGAAGAACCATATGAAATTACAAAGAAAGATATTATTTCCAACTCCTGTTTATTTTAAAGATTTACCTAACGCAAAAGAACTCAATAAATATCTATTCAAAGAAATAAAGAAATGGCGTAAAGCAGATCCTGAAGGAGAAAAGAAAACTAACTCTGGATTTGGTTGGCACAGCAAAACAGATATGGATAAGAGAAAAGAGTATCAACCTCTAATTCAAGAACTATTTAAGATGGCAGAAGAATGTAACAAAGATTACGGTATACAACCTAAATTAGGTTTAGGTAATATGTGGGCTAATATTAACCCGACTTATTCTTATAATAAAACACATACTCACCCTAACTCAATGTGGTCAGGTGTGTATTATATTAAAGTGCCCAAGAACTCAGGTAAATTATTTTTAGAAGATCCAAGACCAGGACCCAATACACATATGCCTAGAAGATTAGATAATCTTCCCGAACAATTATGGAGAGTCTGTGCTTATGAACCTGTAGAAGGAAGAATGATCTTTTTTCCCTCTTGGCTTCCCCATGGTGTTGATATAAATTTAAACACAGATAAAGGTGAAAAGAACTGGAGAATATCCGTATCTTATAATTTTATACAAATATGAGTTTTAAGAAAAATAAATATCAAGTTTTACGTGGTGCTATATCTAAAGAGCTAGCAGATGTTGCTTATAGATATTTACAAATATCTGCAGAAGCTGACAACTGGATGATAAACAATTACACCACACATAAAGGCAATCCATTAGTGGGTAACTTTCATGATCCACAAGTACCAGGATCATATGCTAAATATGCAGATAGACTTATGGAAGTCTTATTAGTTAAAACTATTGATACCATGCAAAAGAAAACAGGACTTAAACTAATACCTACCTATTCATACACAAGACTTTACAGAACAGGCAATATTTTAAACAGGCATAAAGATAGACCTAGTTGCGAGATATCTACGACACTATGTTTAGGTGGTGATCATTGGCCTATCTATCTAGATCCAACAGGAGCAAATACAGTTATTGATGAATACAAAGGTATTATCAAACCAGGTGCACCTATCGGTGTAGAAGTTAATCTAAAACCTGGTGATATGCTTATTTATTCTGGTTGTGAATTAGAGCATTGGCGAAAGCCTTTTGAAGGAAAGCTTTGCGGACAAGTGTTTTTACACTATAATCATGCGGATGGAAGGTTTGCAAAAACCAATTTGTATGATAAAAGACCTATGTTGGGCATACCCAAATAACGTTGATAATCAGCGCAATCTAATATAATCTGGAGATATATGTTACAGAAGATAAACTTTTTGCCTGGATTTAATAAACAATTAACCGAAACTCAAGCCGAAGGCCAATGGGTTGATGGTGATAATGTAAGATTTAGGTACAATACCCCTGAAAAAATAGGCGGCTGGGCACAACTTGGTGAGAATGACATTACCGGTGCAGCAAGAGCCATGCATCATATTGTCAACAAATCAGGAACTAAGTTTTCTGTTATTGGTACTAATAGAATTTTATATGTTTATACTGGTGGTGTTTTTTATGACATTCATCCAATTAAATCTACCAATACTTTAACAAGCGCTTTTTCTACAACAAATGGTAATACAGCTGTCACTATTACATTTTCAACAGATCATGGAATTAACGAACAAGATATTGTTTTATTAGATAACTTTACAACAATTACAGGTTCAGATTACACAGCCGCAGATTTTGATGATAAGAAATTTATGGTTACATCTGTGCCATCATCAACAACAATCACTATTACAATGCCTACCGCTGAAACTGGTGCAGGTGCTACAACATCTGGAGGTATAAGAGTTCAACATTATTGGCCAGTAGGACCAGCTCAACAATTACCTGGCTTTGGTTGGGGCTTAGGTCAATACGGTGGAACAGTATCTGGAGAAGCTTCTACAACTTTAAATGGTGGTATTAATGCTGTAACAACAACAGTTGTATTATCAGATGCATCTTTATTTCCATCATCAGGTACAAACTTTGTTCAAATTGGGTCAGAAGAAATATCATACACAGGTATTACAGGTAATACATTAACAGGTGTAACAAGAGGTGTAAGAAATACAACAGCAGCGTCACACTCAAATGGAGCGACTGTTATTAATTCATCAGATTACATTGCATGGGGTGAAGCAGCATCTGGAGATTTAGTAATCGATCCAGGTGAATGGTCTATTGATAATTTTGGAGATAATATTATTGCTTTGATTCATAACAGTTCTTGTTTTGAATGGAACTCTAATGCAGCAAACGCAGTAACAGTTAGAGCGACAGTAATTTCTGGTGCACCAACTGCATCAAGAGATATGTTAGTATCAACACCTGATAGACACTTAGTATTTTTTGGAACTGAAACAACAATTGGTGATCCAACAACACAAGACGATATGTTTATTAGATTCTCTAACCAAGAAGATATTAATACTTATGCACCAACAACAGTTAACACTGCGGGTACACAAAGACTTTCTGATGGTTCAAGAATTGTAGCTGCGGTTAGAGGTAGAAATGCAATTTATGTTTGGACAGATACAGCATTATTTACAATGCGTTTCATTGGTCCGCCATTTACTTTTGGTTTTGAACAAGTAGGTACAAACTGTGGTTTGATTGGTGAGTCTGCAGCTATTGAAGTAGATGGCGCAGCTTATTGGATGTCTGAAAATGGTTTCTTTAAATACGCAGGTAATCTTGAAACAATGATTTGTTTAGTAGAAGATTATATTTATAATGATTTAAATACTACAGCATCACAACTTATTAATGCTGGATTAAATAATTTGTTTGGTGAGATCACTTGGTTTTACTGTACAAATGGATCAACAGTTGTAAATAGATGTGTGACTTATAACTATATGGAATCATCACCACAAAGACCTATTTGGACAACAGGATCTTTAGCAAGAACAACTTGGGTTGACTCTGCTGTATTTGGTAAACCTCACGCAACGGCATATGATGCATCTGGCACATCTTATGATGTTGTTGGTAATACAGATGGTGCTTCAACATACTATGAACATGAAACAGGAACTGATCAGGTAAAATCTGCAGCGACAACAGCAGTAACCGCAAACATAGAATCAGGAGACTTTGATATAACAAGAACTCAAGGAGGTGGTGCAGATCTCAGGGGTGATGGTGAATTTATAATGAAAGTTAGAAGATTTGTTCCTGACTTTTTATCACAGACAGGTGATACACAAATTACATTGCAACTAAAAAACTATCCAAATAGTACACAAGCAAGTTCACCACTTGGGCCCTTTACAATTACTTCATCTACGACTAAAGTAGATACAAGAGCAAGAGGTAGATCGGTAGCTTTGAAAGTTGCAAATACAGGTTCATCTCAAGATTGGAAACTAGGAAGTTTTAGATTAGATATACAACCAGACGGTAGAAGATAATGGCTAAGATAGTACAAACATTAACAAGACCACCACAAGATTATAAAAAAGAAGTTTTTGATACTTTAGTTAGAGACATTGAAGCGATTGTACAAAAATTAAATTCTACCTTTCAACAAGATCTAAAAGAAGAACTAGAGAGAAAAGAATTATTTATGAATAGGTATGGTTGCTAATGAGTAATTGTAATAATGTAAATCCAATAACAGGTGGCAGCACAGTTGGTGACATACCTTTTTATTTAGCTGTTCAACAAGGTAAAGTTCCTGGTTAT